GGCCTTAGGGGAGCTTGGTGTGGCGGCTTCTGCGCCTACATTGTACAGATGCAAGTTTGATGACTCCCTGCCACAGGTATTTCAGACTCTTGTGCAACTGACTCTCTGCCGTTCCGTTAATTTAACATTTTATTTTCTGTTTTCATTTATTATTGCTAAATTTGAAACCGCGTGCATCGAACAAGTTACCTATGCACGTGTTTTAAAGACATAGATTATTTTATATAACCCATTTATATAACAAGGTATTACAATGGAAAGTTTCACTCTATATAACCCTACATTATATGAATTCGGTCGCGGCGCCGAGGAAAAAACCGGTATGCTCACGTTCCTGATGGGTGTGAAAAAGGTATTGATTGTCTACGGCAGCAAATATGTAAAAACTAACGGTTTACTTGAACGTATCAAAATGTCGCTCGACAGTATCGGCATTGAATATGCCGAATTGCCGGGAGCAAAGCCAAATCCTACCGACCGGCTGGTGTACGAGGGTATACGCATCTGCCGCGAAAAGCATTGCGACGGCCTGCTGGCTATAGGCGGAGGCTCGGTAATCGACACCGCCAAAGCTATTGCAGCCGGCACTCCATATCAGGGCGATTTCTGGGATTTCTACTGCGGAAAAGCAACTGTCAAGGAGGCTCTTCCGGTAGGCGTGGTTCTGACAATCCCGGGGGCAGGCAGCGAGGGATCGGGCAACTCGGTGATTACACGCAGCGAAGACTTGCGTAAACTAAGCCTGCGCACCGATAGCATCCTCAAGCCGCGTTTCGCTGTTATGAACCCGGAGTTCACATTTACCTTGACAGCATACCAGACCGCTGTAGGCGTGGTCGACATGATGTCGCACATCATGGAACGTTACTTCTCCACTACCCCGCGCGTTGAGGTCACCGACCGTCTGGCCGAACGATTGCGCGCCTCCGGCGGCACCGGTCATCCGCCCGATCGCGTCGATGACGGATCCAAACACGTCCGTGGCACTGTTGATCACGTCCAATACGACGCCGAACACGTCTATCCACGCATCGAACACACCGGTGTCAGCGAACGACCGCGCGAAATCGGCCACCCACTGGATGCCATTGGAAAGCCAGTCAATGAGCTGGCTGACACGGTCCATGACGTCAGCGAGCGCCGACGCGGCTGTATTGCGTAGTTGTTCCCAGACACCGGCCGGGAGTAGGTTGCCCCAGTCGGTGTTGGAGAGTTTCGCGGTGAGCCCGTCCCACGCGGCCTTTAGAGTGTCGATGGCCCCGAGATCCTTGACGCGGTCCCACAATAGTGAGAACTGGTCTTTGGTGAACGTGACCATGCTGGCGGCCGCGTCGCCGATCTTGCCGAACTGGCTGCTGAACCCGTTGATCGCGCCGGCGATGTTCTCCACGCCGAACGCTTCGACGACCTTCTGCACGGCCTTGGCGACACGGTTCCTCACGTTCTCGATGGCGGTGCCGATGCCCTGTGTCGCGTCCTTGGCCTGCTGCGCGAACGACGCGTACTGGGCGAACCCGTTCTGGTTCAAATCGACGATGGCCTTGTTGAAATCGTCGAAGCTGTAGGTGCCGTCCTTCATGGACGCGTACAGGTCGTTGGCGTTGTGGCCGGCACCCATCATCGCCTCGGCGACCTGGTTCAATTGGCCGGGCATGGCCGCCTGGATGGAGCGCCATGCGGCCATGTCCACCGTGCCCGCGGAGAGCATCTGCGTGTACTGGGCGAGCGCGTTCTCCTGCTCCATCGTCGAAGCGCCACCCGCCAACATCGCGTTGTTGAACGCCAATGAGATGGTGGTAGCCTCGTCAAGGTTCGAGGTGAGTGGGGCGAGCTGTTGGACCATGCCGGTCATCGCGCTCGATGTGGTGGGTAGACCATCGAGGGAGTCGGAGATCTTCTTGATGCTCTTGGCCGCGTCCTCAGAGGAGTACCCGAGGTTTTTCATGACCTTGGGGAAGTTGTTCATCTGGTCCGCGCGGCTGACGGCACTGGAGATGCTGGATCCGATGGTGTCCATCGCCTTGCTGGTGATGGCGCTGGCGGCCCCGATGACCGCGCCCATCTTGGCTTTCAGGCCGCCGGCGAACCCGCTGCCGGCGGCCTTGCCTCCCGAGAGGCCGGCCTTGCCGCTGGCACCGTCGAACGCGGAGACGATGGCGTTGCCCACGCCCTTCATGCTGGGCACGATGGCCACGTATGCCTCGGCGAGTTTGATTGCCATGTCAGCCTCCCATCGTGGTGTCGGTGAATTCCTGGGCGAGGAATGCGTCGAGTGCGCCGGCGCTCATGGTGAGCGTGTCGTCACGCATGCTGTGCGTCTTGCCGTCGCCGGGCCGTGGCAATGGGCGTGGTTTCCTGCCGCGGTGTTTCGGGTCGGATTGGCCCCACATCCACATCTGCCATTGGTCGACGAGCGTGGCGAGCAGATGCTGGTCCATGGTCCACGCGCGTGGCGTATCCAATGTGCGCCACACCATGCTGCCGTCGGGCAGGTTGGCGGCGAGTTGTGCAGCCTCCCATGCGCCGATGCTGGTGATGTCGAGCCCGTATACCCGCCGAAAGTCCGCGCGCAACGCGGCGGGGCATTTGCCGGTCAGGTATGCGAGCGTCAGGAGTTTGGGTCGATGCCTTCCATGAGGCCGGTGAGGAACCCGGTGACGGTCTCGACGGGCAGGCGTCCGTCCTCCTGTTCGAGTTCGCGCATGGCGCGCTCGTACTGGTCACGGCCGAGCAGGGTGCGCAGGAACCGTACGAGCAGTTGCGGGGACGTGTTGTCGCCGTCCTGCATGTCGGCGATCATCTCGACGATGCGCCAATCGTCGAACACGGCCGGGCTGAGCGTGACCTTCACGCCGCACGAGGTGATCGTCTTGGGCTTGTCCTGGTCGAACACCGTTGGTGTTTTCTTCGCGGTCATCTAATGGGTCCTCCTATGCGAGGGGCCGCACGCGATGCGCATGCGGCCCGTTGTCTCATTGTGGTTCTGGCTCACTTGCCGGCGGCGGCTGTGGCTGTGCCGATGTATTCGCGGCTGGTGCCGCCGTTGATCTGGTCGGACGGGAGCGCGCCCAGGGTCACGTCGTAGCCGAGCACCTCGGTGCCCGAGAGGGTGCGGTCGCCGAATTCCTTGCGCACGGCGCGCGGGATGACGAACCGGTCCTTTTTGTTGCCGGTCAGGGCGAGCTCCACGACGAGCACGAACTCGGTGTCGTCGGGCATCGTGTGCGTGATGGAGAGCGCGCCGTCCTCGCCGGTCACGTTCTGCTCGCCGTAGCGGATCTGCGCGGCGCTTTTGCGCATCGCCTCGATGAGCACGAACTGGTACGTCTCCGAATAGCTTGTGATGATGCTCAGGACGTTCTCGCCGCCCATCTCCTTGACATCGGTGGTTTCGGAGTCCGACGCGTTCGTGATGCCGTCCTCGCCGATGTAGCCCAGTCCGATGTATGCCGCCGGCAGCGCGGTGGCCGCGTCGGCCAGCAGGGCCGTGCCATTGGGGGCCCAGTAGGCGTAGCCGGTGACGTTTGTCTTGCCAAGCGAAACGTTCGCGGGATTGTTCCTCTGTGTGTCTGGTGTGGTGGCCATTATGGTTCGCTTTCTGTGTAGTTGGTTTTGATGGTCAATTGGCATGTGACCTGGTAGCGTGGCCGGCCGTCGGGGTCGGGGAAATCAGTGATGGAGAGGATGTCCACGTCGGCCACGTCGTCGAGGTCGGTGACATGCCGGATGCGTTCGGCGGTGCGGTTGGCGAGCTCGCTCGCCTCCCATCGGCTCTCCGCCCATGCCTGGACGGCGAACAGTGGTCGGCTCACGAACGGCGTTTCGCTGCCGCCGGTGCCTTCCACGGTCAGGTTCCTGCCGGGCGACGTACTCGACGCCGTGGCCGGCAGGTTCAATGTGGCGCTCACCGGCCGTAACACGGGGCTGGTGTTGAGCCAGTCCACCATGAGTTTCTCCGCGTTCATCACGCGCCCCCGACCGCTTTGAGCAGCGTATTGTGTGCCGCGTTATCGACCCGTGCGGCGGTATTGTCGTGCGTGGACACCAGTGCGATGGAACCCACGGACGAATTAATCGGCGAAGCGACCGAGTAGACCGGTTTTCCGGCCCTGATTGTCGTCGACGCCATGCTGTTCGCCCGTGCCGCGACCTGTTCGGCCGCCTGTTCGACCGCGCGGCGTGTGCCCGCGTCACGGCGGAACTGCGTGAACCCCTGCAGGTTGAGTTTGACACGACTCATATGTCAGCCCCTTTCGTCATGCAATTGCACGGTGAGATTCCACCGTGTGGGTGTGATACCGCACGTGTAGGGAAGCGGGTCGCCGACGACCGTGTATAGCGTGCCGTCGGCGAGCCGGATGCGGCAGCCGCGCAGACTGTGGTATGGCCATGTGCGCGGCAGGTGTATGGTGCGGTCGATGCTCACACCGTAGGCGTGGGGCGCATTCGTCTCGTTCACCTGCGCGCCGTCCTGCACGAGCACATCGTCCACGGTCTCCTCACGCTGCATCCACACCGGGTCGCCACCGGGGTCGGTGCCGGATTGGATGGGCGTGAGGATTGTGATGGAGTGTCCGGTCAGCATGTCAGGTCACCGTTCCCACCGTTGGGTCGTACGCCCATGCGACGCCATCGCCGCCGAGCGACTCCTTCTCCGAACGCGTCAGATACAGGTCGCCGTCCGGGTTGCTGTAGCTGAACGATTCGGAATAGGAGCCGGCGGTCTGTGAATGTTGGGTGACGCCGGCGATGTCGTCGGAGGCGAGCATGGCCCGTTTGACGATGGCGCACGCCACACGTTGCAACGTGAGCGGTGTGGCACGTGCCCAGTTCGGGCAGGACGTGCGGATCAGGTCGCTCGCATCGGCGAGCAGCCGCTCCGCCCGCGTGCGTTCCTCACTGGTGAGCGCATGCCAACGCGCCTCCAGATCCGCCACGGTGGCGAACGGGCCGCAGTCGGGTGTGCTCGCATCCGGCGTCGGTGCCACCGCACGCATTCCCATGGACAGGGGCACCTGTGCCTGCGGGTATCCGTCCGTCATGGCTACTTGCCGGCGGCCTTGGCGGCGGGCGCGGTCTTGAGCACGGCGATGCCCTTGGGGTCGAGGATCGCGTACGAGTAGATCGCTTCGGTACGGTAGGCGATCTGGTTGTAGCCCTTGAGGTCCTTGCCACTGCCGTCGGGATCGCCGTATTCGATGATCTCGCTCCAGATGTCACGCACCATGCCCCATTTGATGAGGCTGAAATCGCCGAGGAACGCGAGCACGTTGGTCGGGGTGTCGGTGATGAGACGGCCGTTGACGGTTCCGGATGTCGACGCCGGGATGCCATCGAGGCTGCCCACCTTCAGGTTGAGCGGAATCTCGGGGTAGAGACGCTGCATCGTGTCCTTGATGCGGATGCGACGCAGTTCGTTCGTCATCGTCTTGCTCATCGCGATGCCGTTGATGTCATACTCGTCGTTAACGGCCTCGGCCAACGCGTCGATGTCGGCCACACGGTCGGTGGTCGCGGTGACCTGCGCCGCCGTGTCGGACAGCTTCGTGAACCCGGCGAGCGTCGTCTTCTTCTTCGGGTCGAACGCG